GCGTTCAAAAATCTGGTTGGGCAGAGATCGGTTCGTGCTATTAACGCTAAAACAGGATTAAGCAAGTCTCATGTTCAGAGATTGTTGACTGGGGCGGATGATCCATCCATTGAAACAATGGAAAAAATTGCTACTGCTTTTCGAAAGCATCCTTCATATTTTTTAGAGTATAGAAGTTTTAAAGTTCTTCAAAGTATCAATGATTTTTTAATTAAAAATCCTGAAACTGCTACAACTTGGTATAAAAAGGTTTGGGGATGAAATGGGTGTTTACGAGAATCTTTCAGAAGAAGAATGTTATTTATACTCTATTTTGCAAGATGAGTCTGGTTTAGATTTGGCCGAGTTCTCATACCTTGACGAGACTCAAGATGACAATATTTTTAGAGCTTGGCCTGTTCAGTGGTTTTGGTGGCGTTGCGATGATCAAAAGCAGATAGATAGGGGAAGCAGGTCTGTTGGTAAATCTCTTTCAATCAAGTTTAGAGCTTTTGCTTTCCCGTTTGTTTGCCCAGGTGAAGAAATGGTTATTACGGCTCCAGAAGGAATTCACCTTGATGCTGTAACGGACAATATTGAGAGTCTTTATACAAATAACCGTTTGGCTAAAGAGATGATTGCGAAGGGTCGTGGAGGAATTAAGCATCGACCATTCATGATTAACTTTGTCAATGGTGGAAGAATCATTGGCCGTATTCCACAGAGAGACGGTAAAGGACTGAAGGGAACTCACCCTTTGTGGCTTGAGCAAGACGAGGCCAGCGATTTCCCCGAACAGGCTTGGGCTGAAATTATTGAAACTGTAAAGATTCAGAATCCTAAAGCTAGATGGAGAGCGCATGGTGTGACTAGGGGTGTCGGGGGCGGTTTCGATGAGAGATGCCAGCCAGATAGCGGTTGGAAAGTCCATGCTCTTCCTGCAATGTTTCGTCCAAACTGGACTAATGAGGAACGAGAGCAAAAAATTCAAGAATACGGTGGTCACGTAGATTCTATTGATTATCGTAGGAATATTTTAGGTTTGCCGGGAGATCAAAATAGTCCAATTTTTGTTTTATATAGATTGATGGCTGCAACAGATGTTGATACTGGAAGTAACTATAATGAGTTCGAATACACTTCTTTAGAGATAGACGAGGCTTCGGTTAGAGATTATGGATCAATAATTCCTCTTCTAGATTTGCCAGCAAATCATAGATCTTATAAAAGATTTTGGATCGGAATGGACTTGGGTTGGACCATCGCGCCAACTTCAATTGTTATCTTTGCTGAAGATACAAAAACTAGAAAAGGCAAGACTTGTTTGAAGTTGCTTGCAAGAATTCTTTTGAAGAAAATTTCTGCGCCAGATCAGGCTGCAGCAATTCTGCATCTTCTTGACATTTATAGACCTATGGCTTTTGCTCTTGATTCAACTGGCGCAGGTTTACCGCTTTTTGATTATGTTCAGAAGGCAACTAGGGAAGATCCAAATTTGAAATCTTTAACTTCTAGAATTAAGGGATATAACTTTTCCGAAAAGATTATTGCCGAATTTGATGATTCTATTCAAATAGACGAATTATCGCCTGATGGATACAAAGAAGCAGCAATTCACCGTAATGTTTTAGAGTGGAGTACTGACATACTAAGGAGCATGGTAGATGAACAAACTATCATACTTCCTTATGATAAGTCAATCATCTCTGAGTTTCAGGGCCAAACTTGGTCTTATGCGAAAGCTGCTATGGATTCATATGGAAGAAAACGTATTTTCAGCACTGGCAGCTTCCACACGCTTGATGCGTGCCGCATGGCAGCTCTCGCTTTCCAGCAGCAAACTATTAATGAATTCATTGATGGGCACAAGAATTCGTGGGATCCACCCCCCATGCTCTTTCTCTAGCATTAAATGCTTTGATTGCGGTGACAGCAACCCGGTTCGTCGCGGTGGAAATTCTGGAATTAAATTCTTTGTTTGCGATTCCTGTTTCGTCAACTGGGTTTCGTATATTTTCTTTTGTAACGGTGATTGGTGTGTTTATCTGGTTCAGCCATATAAATGTTTGATAATGAGTTCACCCAGGTTGTCGGATGCCGTACAGTCAAGTATTGATTTTTCAGGTATTCGTGACGATAAAACTTGGAGTAGAAAGTGGATAAAAATTCATCTGAGGAAGTTGTTAAGGCTTGGAGAGAAGAACTTTTAGGATTTCTTAGGGAAATGGCAGATTTTGCAAATCTTAATGATGCCAATATTATTTTAAAAAAGCTATCTGCTTTTTCTGCTCGTGCAACTTATATGAATAATCTGATTGGTTCTTCTAAGAATAGACAACTAACTGAATTTAAGTTTGATGAAATAGTTCCTTTTCTAAAGGAAAACGAGTTTCAATTTAAGGTTTGGTCTAGAGTAGCTTCTATTTCCGCTTCAGAGTGGGAAATGTCGAAAGGTTAAAAATGGCTGAGGGTTCAGAGCTAGAATATGATCCAGAGTTTGGTGCTTCATTCATTAATGAAACAGATGTTCCAATTTCTGATATAAAGAATCAAATTGAGTCTATCCCAGAGGTGGCTGCTTTACGTCGTTGGGCTATGGGCAATCAGACCGCTTCTCGTCGTAGAACAATATTTGACAGAGATCGCTATGTTAGTCCTTCGAATGTTTTCGAGAAGTTTCAGATTGCACTTCAGGCAGTTGAGCATGATGATGCAGTCGCTAACGTAGTTGAAACTACTGAGCAGCTCGCTTTTAAGCGTATCGCTATGGAGTGCGAAAATGAAGATGAGCAAAATGTTTGGTTTCAGATTGTTGATGAGCTAGATCTTCCCGAGAGATTAAGGGAATGCTGGAGAGAGATCTTCACTATTTCTCAAGCTTACCCAGCTGTTCTTTATAAGAGAAAATCTTACAAAGTTAAGGGCAAGGGTAGAAAGAGGGAGTTCAAGGATCTTATTGTTCCTGTTGGAATTTCCTATCTTGATCCAATGAAAGTTATTCCTGTTGGAAACTTCATGTTTAACCAGGAAAGGCTTGTTTATTTAGCTGACAGACAAGAAGCCCAAGAGTTTGATACTTTAGCTGGCTATAATACTTCTGATCTGATTGTTGATCAGCTTATTGAAAGAAAGTATCAGCCTTGGAACGAGGGTCCAGACTATGAAGCTGGAAGAGATGAGCTTCGTTATTTGATGGAGTTGACTGGCCAGTCAAATATTGAAAGCAGAATGTATCTTCTTCGACCGGAAAATGTTTGGAGAATTACTGCAACGAGACCGCAGTATCAGAGGTTTGCTTCTGTTCGAATGGAGTCGATTTTCGAGCTTCTTGATATGAAAAATCTTCTTAGGGAGATGGACCGCTCTTCGATTCTTGGAACAACTAATGCCATTATTCTCATTAAGAAGGGCGACAAGGATCATCCAGCTCGTCCGCAGGAGCTGGAGCAGCTCAGTTCTCAAGTTCAGATGACTTCAAGGGTTCCAATTATTGTTGGTGACCATCGTTTAAATATTGAGATTATTACTCCAAAGATGGATAAAACTCTGGCCCCAGAGCGATATAACGGTATTGATTCTAGAATTACTGCTAGAATGTATCAGATCCTTTCTACTGGCAACTATGCTGCTGGTACAGCGACTGATGATTCAATGAAGCTGCTTAAGGTTATCGCTTCTTCTATGGAAGCCCGTCGCGATCAGATTCGTGATTCTTTCATGATGAAGCTGTTTAGGCCGATGTGGATGAAGAATGATCAGCTTTTAACTGAACCTAAGATGCAGTTTTATCCTCGAAGAATTGCTCTTGATTTCGATCCAAACATTGCGAACTTCTTGCAGCAGCTTAGGGATCGTGGAGATATTTCCAGGGAAACGATTCTTGCAGAGCTTGACATTATGGAGGATGAGGAAGCCGTTAAGAGAGCTAGAGAAGCTGAAAGATATGATGATATTTTCTCTCCTGTTAATGTTCCATTTTCTTCTCCCAATCCAGTAAATCCAGCAAATCCCCCAGGTTCAGGTAATGTAACTCCAAATGGCAGTGGTTCATTTGGTGGAACCAATCCTGAATCATTTACTTCTGATTCTTGATAATAAGATTTTGAAACCGTTTAATTTTTAGGTGGTTAATATGACTATTCTTACAGAGAACTCTAATTCATTTTATTTTACTGGACCAGTTGAGTTAATTAATGCCGAAAGAGATATGGCGGCTCATTGGGCTTCTGAGTTCATTAATCAGAATCCTGCATTTAAATGGATTATTGGCAAGTATGTTGAGGCTGATAACGCTAATTCAAATGGTCAGTATTGGTCACTTGAAGATCTGAAAATGTCTAAGCCGAGCATTGAATATGCCCCCATGAATATGGGTCATCGCCAGAATCATATTGTCGGAACATATGTTGCTTCAGAGATGATGTATCCAGTTGAGCAGGAAATGAATGCGTATATTGAAACCGCTTCAGTTCTTTGGAAGTATTATTTTCCAGATGAATTAGCAATGGTTCAGAAGGCTTATGATATTGGCGCTTTGCATCAGAGCATGGAGTGCATTGCCGAGTCAGTTACTTGTGCTGGTCCAATGGGATGTGGTGAAACATTCAAGTATGGTGGCCCAATGTCTTCCGATTATTGTGAGCACATTAAGTCAAGAGAGTCATATAGACAATTAAATAATCCCCACTTTCTTGCTGGCGGTTTAATTCTTCCACCCGATCGTCCGGGTTGGAAAAATGCCTCAATTGATGATGTTGCCGCTTTTTCCGACGATGAACTTGATAGAGTTTATAAGCAGGTTTCTGAAGGTTCTCCTCATCTAGATCCTAAGCAGTGGGAAGCTTTAATGTTTGAAATTATAGCTTTTACAGCTGAAAAGGGTGATGATAATGTTGCCTCCGCAAGCCATCTTGCTTCTAAGGCAATTTTAAATATTCCTAAATTGCTTTAATTAAAATAACAGTAAGACGTTATTTCATCAGGCGTGAAAGGTTTATTATGATTCTAAAAGAGTTCCATGATCTACTGTTAGAGCAGAAGCCTGAAAGCGCTGAGCATGATGAAGATAATTGTCCTTTTTGTAATGAGGGCATTGATCATGATCATGATGATACACAAGACAATTCTAATTACTCCATTGGAGGGGGTGACATGAAGACTTATACCGAAGATGAGTTTACTGCTGCTGTAACAGAGGCTGTTGCCCCTCTTCAGGCCGCGGCTGAGGCCAAGGTCGCAGAGCTACAATCTGAGATTGACGAACTCCGTACTTCTCAGGCTCGTAGTGAGGTGGAGGGTCAGATTGCCGAACTACAGGCAGATCTTGACAAAGCAGAAATCCGTGTTGCTGAAGCTGAGCGTAAGCATGATGAGCTGGTTGCCTATCTTGAGGCCGAGGCTGCTGCCGCTGAGCAGGCTGCACTTGTTGAACTTCGTCGCTCTGAGCGCCGCGATGCAGTTAAGGCTGCCGCACCGTTCGGTGACGATTACATTGACGCCAACCTAGATCGCTGGGTAGCGATGGAGGACGAGGCGTTTGACGCAGTTATTGAGGATTGGAAAGCTGTTTCCGCTTCTTCCCGTCAGGCAACTGACGAGGTTGAGGAGGCCGCAGAGGTTCCAGCCGAGACTGCTATGTCCAATGTCCGCAATGAAGACCACGGTGGTTCCGTTGCAGCTAGCGTTTTTGCTGCTCGTAGCCACGGTGTTGACGTTCGTTACCTGTGATCTGAAAGGAGGGAATAACAATGTCATATGGTCGTAATTTTTCATTCCGAGTCACCCCCAAGGGTGGCAACCGTGCAGGCCGTTACTACCTTGATGGTTCAGATGATCTTCCCATTGGTGCTCCTGTGGTACTGAGTGGTGAAGAGGATTCATCTACTGGCCGTCTTGGTGTTGAGCTTGCTACTGGCGATCAGGCTAAGCCGAAGCCAGGTACAGGAGGCGTTCTGGTCTATGAGCACATTCAGCCCATTGGTCAGGATCCTTACCTTTACACCTACTCTGACTATGACACCGCACCTGCTGGTGAGGCTGTCCAGGTCGTGAATGGCGATGATGTCAAGGTTGCTTTCAGGAACACAACTGCAACCAGCTTCCTGACCCGTTCAAACTATCCCACAGCCCGAGTGATGGTTGCTGGTCTTGGTGCCACTCCCACTGTTGCTGTTGGCGATTATCTTACCCCTGGCACTGGCAATAACACTGCTGGTTACTGGGCTGAGACCGCTACAGAGGCAAACGCTTGGCTTGTTGTAACCGCTGTCAATGCTTCAACCGGCGAGGTTGAGGCCCGTGTGAACTTCTGAAAGGGGGGTTAACAATGTCTAGCATCAAACTTTTTGGTAAAGAATCTAATCCAGAACTTGACGCCCTCCGTCAGAAGGTTGCTCAGCTCAACGCTGAGGCTCGCGATAAGTTCGATGATCCTCAGTGGCGTCGTGAGCGTGCCCAGGAGATGACTGAGACAATTTACGAGGGTTTCCAGCACGAGAATCTTCTGTCAATTATGGCTGAGGTCGAGAACCTCCCATTTGACGGTCGTTCTTTCGTGAAGGAAGTTCGTGGTCTCAAGGCTTTCTGGGTCGCCCGTGGTGGCCATATTGAGGCTTCAACTCTGAACGCTGACGTTATGGAGATTACCCGTGACACGGTTGGTTTCCATGTGACTGAGTTCGAAGAGAAGATGGAGACCAACTTTGCTGAGACTTCAGCTACTCTGGTGGATCTTGCTATCCAGCGTATGGATGCTGCTGTCAACCAGCGTGTGTTTGGTCTTTTCCAGGCTGCTATTCCTAGCTCAAGCCCATACTACGTCTCTGGTACAAGCGTGAGCCTCGCTGCTCTTAATAGCGCCCTGACTGCCGTTCGTGACGCTTCTCGTACCCGTGAGGTGACCATTGTTGGTCGTCCCACGATGACCGAGCAGATCATGGATGAGCTTCTTGGCTCTAGCTACAATGGTTCAGATTTCCTTCCTGCAACTAACGAAGAGATGGTTCAGCGTGGTCTTCTTGGCACCTATCGTGGTGCTTCCATCATCTCACTGGTCAACTACCTTGATGAGAATGAGGAGCCGTTCGTTCCCGGTAACGAGATGTACGTTATCGCTAACGATGCTTCCAAGTTCGCTTTCTGGGGTGGCATGAAGTCCAAGGAGTACATGGAGGACGACAACTGGTACTGGCACTACATCGGCAAGAAGGACTTTGGTGGCGTCGTTCACCGTCCGGATCGTGTCCGTCGTATTGTGGATACCAGCCTTTCGGCCTGATTTGTTCAATTTCGTGTTTGGATTTGGGGGGCTTCGGCCCCCCTTTTCCTGTTTTTATGGGTTTTGTTTTGGATGTAAATTGGTATTTAGGAGGTTTTTATTATGGATAATGAAGATCAGGAAACTTGGAGTAATATTGGTAAGGGCGACGTTTTTGTTTTGACGTTTGACCATAGTGGTCGTTTGAAGTCTGTTCCGGTTCGTTCTGGACAGAGAATCACGATGACTGTGAGGGAGCGTCAGCTAAATCAGGAGCGTGCTTATTCTTCGGAGGTTGATATGTTCAGCAATGGTAGACTTGCCCCTATTCGTCTTGTTGATAGTGCTGACGATTATGAGGAAATTGCTAGCAATCCTAATCATCTCTCTGAGAGCGATATGACTGACGTTTTAAAGCTTAAGGGTAAGGCTTTTACTGATCGTCTTGATGAGATAACTAATGTGATTGCGATTGAGCGTATGCATGAGCTTGCTTCAGATGAGAAGGCGAATGTTTCTATGGCTCAGTTCCGTACTCTTGAGAAGAGGCTGGCTGAGCTTCGTGGGGATGTTGCTGAGGTTGCTGAGGTTGAGGTAGTTAAACCCTAAATTTTCATTGTGCATTGACGTTGTTCAAGGTAGTATGACCCGTCCCTCTGGACCGTGTGCAATGTGGCTTACGGCCACGGACGGGTTCTATATTTTGGAGGTAGCTTCATGGCGTCAGTGGATTTAAGTGAACTCATTGGCGACCTAGAAGCTGCTGTAACGGTTCCTGGCGCTGTATCACCGTTTGCTACCTCAAGCGAAACTGAATGGCTTACAAGGCTAAGAAACGCCTTCTGGAGCGCATACAATGATGGCATCATCGCTGGCTTTACTTGCGACGAGGACGGGATTGTAAATCCATCTGGCGGTGGGGACAGTACTTTTACTAGAGATTTACAGCAGCTTGTTATCATGTATGCTGCTATAAACATTTATCAGAATCAGATTATGCAGCTGAAAACTCTTTTCAGGGCTAAGGCTGGTCAGGTTGAATATGAAACTCAGCAGTCTGCTCAGGTTATTAAGTCCCTTTTGGATTCTCTTTTGGCTCAAAGAGCGACCATTCTTCAGCGTCTTTCTGATGGCGGATTTACTGATTCTTATTATATTGATGCTATCAGAAGTAGAGATGATTCTTTAAGGTATAACTTTATTGATTGGAATGGCTGATGGCTAAGCCTACCGATCCTACTTTTGGTCAGGGGTTTGACGCTGATCTTTTTCGTTCAGCTATTACTTCTGCGATGGAAATGGGTTTACCTCAAGAAGTGTCTCAGCGCGTAACTTTTTATTGGACTCCAGCTAAAAGTTTTAGCGTTACCGACCCTGAAGGTAGCCCTTATGATCTTTCCGGTTCTCCTGAGTCAACCGTTGAAAAAGAGCCAGTTCAGGTTCCCGTATCGGTGAATTTTAGTTCTTCCAAGCCTGACGGAACCGCTCTTGGTGATTTTGATGAGAATAGGGTTACTTTAACTATTTTAGATATACACTATGAGCAGGTCATTGGAGCGGACAAAGTTTTAATTGATGACGATACTTTTACCATAGATTATACTGGTCCACCAACTGGTCTATTTGATGTAACTATTTATACTATGTATTTACTATCGGTGGATAAGACATGAGCTATGTTGGCGGTGTTCGAGCGAGACTTGTTAGGGACAGTTTTCGAAAGATGATCGAAGATAGTCTTTCAGAGCTTGGATGGTTTGATACAAATAGAAACCATTTACCTGTAACTGTAAAGTCTGGACCCTTTAATACATCTGAAGAGATTTTACCTAATGTTGTCGGCGTTTCCATTGAAGATGTAATGACTCAGGAACTTGAACTTGGCTCTCTTCTTGAGGAAATAAGACATTTTGCTTATGTTGATATCTTTGCTCAGGACGATCCGATAGGTATGCAGCTATCTGGCGACATTTTTGATATTATTCGTGGAAAGTTTTCTGCGCTTAATGCAAGTGGCATAGCAGATGGCAGATTAAGAGTTTACGATCTTTCTCATGCCACACCTTCTATAATTTTTTATTGTGATTTAGAAGATGTTGAAATAAATAGAAATAGAAATTGGGAATTGAAGTTCAATAAGTTCTGGTGGATTATTGCCGTTGAGATCGTTGATAACTATACAGATGATCTTGATGATTGACGGTGATTTTTTATGGCAACAGTATTTAATACTTTAACAAAACCTAATGGTCAACCGTTAAGAAATGTAGATGTATCTGTATCCCTGTCTTGGGACACTAGTAGCTCAGTTTTTGTCAAAAATGATAACAATGAAACAATTATTGATAATACTGCTCAAACAAAAACAGATGTTGATGGATACTGGGAGATGTCATTAACCGACAATGCTTCGCTAACTCCAACGACTGTTTATAAGATTGTTGAAACCATTAGCGCAACCAATATCAATACATACTATATTGAGATTACAGATACTGCTACTCCAACTTTTTGGATTGGAGATATTACCGTCGCTACCCCAGCTTGGGAGTCATGATGAATATAGATCCAGTTAAATATACTTTAACCTGTTGGCAGGGTAAGACTTTTGAAAAAATCTTTTACTTGAAGGATGCTCAAGATAACATTATTACTCTCAATGGTTACACTGCAAGAATGCATGTTCGACCATCAATAGATTCTGATATCATTACAATAGACTTGAATACTGAAAATAGTCGAATTGAAATTAATGGTGATGATGGATCTGTAACTTTGTATATTGCAGACGAGGACACGGAGGATATCGAGGCAGGAACATATAAATACGATTTAGAGATTGTTTCAGCTGGTGGAAGAGTTTACTGTCCTATCTATGGCTCCTTCAAAGTCAAGGGTGAGGTAACGAGAAGTGCCTAGTTTTATTCAGGGCGATGATGATGAAGTTATCGTTTCAGAAAACATGGAACCGACAGTTCTTGTTACTGCAACCGATGAAGATTCTGCCATTGTTGTTGTTGGACAGCAGGGTCCAGAAGGTGAGCAGGGAACTACTGGCCCCACTGGCCCTATTGGTCCCATTGGAGAAACTGGTCCCGCTGGACCTCAAGG